TCCAATGTGGATTAAAGCATATAGATCCACGTAATAAATCATCTAATATCATTAATCCAAATTTCCAAGATTATATTAAAGAGTAGTCCCGCCGAAGGCTTGACGGGTTGCCTGTTTGTTAGTGCCACAAACGAAAATCCGTCATTTTTTTATTTAATTTTGAGGTGCCCATGTTCGGCCCTGCATTTGTCAATCAGTTCGATACTGTCTATAGCATTCATAGACTTTACAAGCTACCTGAAAGGCCAGCCTACTTGGATATTTCCAATATTGGTTGGCCTTGCTTGCGAAAGCAATGGTACAGTATGCGCTTTGATCCCGATTACGCCTTACCGATTAGCGCTCGACAAGAACAGATCAAGCAACAGCACAAGCTCACGATGCTTGAGGAGCTATCCTTTATTGGCGTGAATGTTCAGACACCTAATTTCCAAATAAACCACTTCAACGGCCAGCTATCAGGGTCAATGGATGCATCCGGCCTAAACTTTGCGGAAGCCCCTAAGACATGGCATGTTGTCCAGTTGGATTGCTTGAATGATGCCAGCTTCCGCCAATTGTCCATCAACAAAGAAATTCACGGCCATGGCCTACCGGATGGTATGTTTCAAAAGCTGCAATCCATTATGGCCATTACGGGTATGACTCGTGCTTTTTATCTGGCTGAAAACATGAATACTGGCCAGCTATTTAAAGAACGTGTTCGATATTCTGCTAAAGTGGCTAAAAAATATATAAATGATGCCCACGAAGTCATTATCTCTGAAAAGGAAATGGATCGAATTTCTGATAATCCAGAACACAAAGAATGCTTGCAATGCCCGTGGAAAAATCGCTGCCATTTTGGGTATAAAAAATAAGTATTGACAATCATGTTTTTTAAAAGTACTATTTAAAAGTACTCAATCAGAGATTAAATTTATGAATAAAAAAGTTATAAATAAAAAAGAAAATAATTTACACAGGGATTCATACAAAATAGCCGGTGAATTGATATCTAACAAAAGATTAAAAAAATCATTAACAAGAACACAATTAGCAGAAATATTAAAAGTTAAATGTTCTTATATTCAAAATATTGAAGAAGGATTAACATCTCCAAAGCTAGAGTGTTTTTTTAGAATGTGTCAATATTTAGACATAGACACATTAGAACTTCTTGAAACTTATTTTCCTTCTAATAAAGAATTAACAGAACTAGATGAAAAAATAGAAAAGTTAATAGAAGCAAGAAAAATTATTGAAAAAGGATTAAAATAATTTAAATAAAAAATAAAAATTAATTTTTAATTATTATTAATAATGGAGAAACAAATTAAAATGGAAACATTAACACCAGCAAAACAATTGCAAAAATTACAAGAAGAAATCACTCAACAAATTTATGATTTAAATGAAATTATTCAGCATGATTCTGATACAGAATTAGAAGAAGTAAAATTAAAAACACTTGAAAATGTATTATCTATTATGGAAAGACTTGCAGATAACCCCGTAAAACGAGCCCGTGAAGAAGCCAAAGAAGCCAATAGACGTTTAAAGGAAGTACAAGAGCAAGAACGACAAGCTAGACTTGCGGCTAAACAAGCAAAGGAAGCATCTAAACAATCGACTAAAGAGCCTGAAGTTGTTGAGTCGCAAGATAGCCCGTTCCCTGAAGATCCTTATTTGGTCAAACAAAATGAAATCAATGAAGAAGATGTTCCTTTTGTTGATACTCCTCAGAAATACGAATTTGTTTAATTAGATAAAAATCATAAGATAGTTGAAAATGGAGCCATTTAAAATTGGCTCCATTTTGTAAGAGGGTTTTACAATGGCATTTAAAACACAAGAACAAATCAACAAATCAATGGAAAGAAAAATTAAAACTGATGTTGATCTTTCGACCATTACAGATGAGGGAATGGCGATTATTGAGGCTGTGAAGCAAAGAAAAAATATCCTAATTACGGGCGGGGGCGGCGTTGGTAAAACATATCTAAATAACAAAATTAAGCAATTATTCAGTCATGTCTATATGACCGCTACCACTGGCATTGCCGCAATGCATATCGGTGGTGTTACGATTCACAATTTATTCTGCTTGGGAATTATGGGCAAAGATGACCAGCCTTTCAACTCGGCTGATAAAATTAACTTTTCCCCGTGGGCACAAGACGCCCGAGACTGCATTGCCAATGACGGCATTGTTATTATTGACGAAGTATCCATGTTTTCATCTAAAAGTATTTCTTATCTGGATGAAACCTTACGTTTTGCCGTTGGACGCGGTGTTCGTGATCCACGTCCGTTCGGCGGTTTGCAGATTATCTTTTCTGGTGACTTTTACCAATTACCGCCCGTCATCAAGCCAGACCCGGAAGAGTTATTTCCAACCCCGGACGGATACGCATTTGAATCCCAAGCTTGGAAAGCCGCAGGGATTGAAGTCCACATGTTGACAAAAACTTTTCGTCAAGAGGATCAATCATTCGCCAATTGTTTATCACGCGTTCGTAACAATACCTTGACATCTGAAGATATCGAATTATTGAAATCCAGAAATTATTCATCCGTCGATACGTCCCAAGTCCGATACGTGGAAGACGCGACTATCCCGACTTTTATTTTCTCCACCAATCGAGAGAAAGATGCATTCAATATTCAGATTCTTTCAAGCATCAATGCCCCGTTAAGGCGTTTTATTTGTCAAGATGCCGTATTAGATCCTACTTTAAGTGATAAGGCCGTAGCCAAGTTTATGGCCCAATTGGATAACAATTGCTTGGCACCAAAGCTTTTGGATTTAAAAGTGGGTGCCCAAGTGATGTTACTTAAAAACCTGAATTTCTCCAAAGGGCTTGTTAATGGCGCTTGTGGGAAAATCATCACGTTTAAAGTCTATGATTTTTCATCAGATCCTATTTTAAAAAATGATGATGAAACCGATGATGAATATAATATTCGAGTGCAAGAAATCAGAAATGCCTCTGAACAAAACAAAGACGTGTTGTATTTACCGGTCGTCCGTTTTGATAATGGATATGAGACTATTATCCATAAAGAAACATGGAAAATAAAACAAAGTCAATTCCACGATTTGGTTTCCAGAACTCAATTCCCACTATGTTTGGCGTATGCATTGACAAGCCATAAAACACAAGGGATGACTATTCCTAGCGCATATTGCAATTTCAATAAAATATTTGCACCCGGCCAAGCGTACGTTATGTTATCGCGTGTAAAAAATCTTGACGGATTATACATCACAGGCTTTCATCCAAGTAAAATAATATCAGATGAGTCTGTAGTGGAGTTTTATAAAAATAATGTGGTGGAGAAATGACGTTAATCCTTAGACCTTACCAGGAGAAAGCAAGATCAGATTATCATAATTATTTCAAGCATTTTAATTATGATAATGCCATTCTTGATTTTAACCAAAATATTGATGAAAGTTTGTCTATCATTCCGACTGCTGGCGGCAAGAGTGCTATTCAAGCTCAAGTAATTATTGATTTATTCAATGCTTACCCATCATGGAATCATAAAATATTAAACGTTACTCACGTAAAAGAGTTAATCACACAAAACTGTGATGAATTTATGGGGTTGGCTCCTGGAATAGAATGCGGTATCTATTCCGCTGGTGCCAAAAAGAAGGAGCACACTCCACCTGTTATCTTTGGTGGTATTCAGTCTATGGTGAATGCCGCGCATTTATTCGGATATGTTGATCGAGTCCATGTCGATGAGGCCCATCGAATTAGCCCGGATGATGCCACACTTTACCAGAAGTTTATCAAGGAATTACGGCGTTATAACCCCAATCTAAAGATATGCGGGTTTACCGCTACCGCGTACCGGCTTGAAAAGGGTAGAAACGTTTCACTTATTGATCCGTGCAATGAAAATAGAATCTTTAAAACCATTCACCATGAAACCTCATTACGTGAATTGGCCGGGGATAACCCAGAAGGGCAGCGTTATATTTGCCCGATTTCCAGCAAAAAGGTAAAAACAGAAATCAATACGGAAGATGTCCGAAAAAACAGTAAGGGTGAATTTGTTGATTCGGAAGCCGATAAGCGTTTTGATGATGTTGAGTTAACCGAAAAAGTCCTTGATGAAGTTCTCGAATACGCCAAAACACGTAAGAAAGTTATTATATTTTGCCAGACTGTTGGGCATTGCTTCCGTGTTCAGACAGCTTTAGATAATAGAGGAATACAAGCTCCTGTAGTTACTGGCAATAAAAAAGATTTTGAATCACAAATAGAAAAAGTTTCTAAATTCATTCCAAAAATTAAAGATTCTTCAAATTTTAGAGAGGAAGTTGAAAACGATTTCAAATATGGCGATCTGAAATGGGTTATCAATGTGGGAGTATGGACGACTGGATTTAACTGCAAGGGCTTGGATATGATCGTCATGCTCCGTATGACCAACTCATTGAATTTATGGGTTCAAATCGTCGGCAGAGGCTTCCGTCTTTTGGGTAAAACCTACGAGGAAAGTGTAGCAAATGGAAAAAGTAACACATTATTATTAGACTACGGTGGTAACGTAGAGCGTTTTGGCCCTATTGACTTGATTAATATAGAGGAAAAGAAGCCACCTAAACCAAAATGGTGTCCTTTGTGCTTGGAACAACTTAAAGCCAGTGATCGGGAATGCTTTAATTGTGGCTATATATTCCCCTTAAAAGACGCACCAACTAAAGATTGTCCTGAATGTTCTGCCGACATACCAGCATCGGCCAGAAAATGCGATGCCGTGGCGTACATCTGCCACCCATGCTATGACCAATACTCGCATCTCTATGATGATTACGAACAAGCAAGGGATGCGGGTTACCCGTATTGGGTTTATAAATCCCCACGTAAATACCTGGAATCGGAGGTGTGTTGCGCTATTTGCAATGGTGAGCTACAAGAGTCCCAGTATGTTTGTGGTTACGAGTTCCCAGAACGTGAAGTCGTCCATAATGAAACTGCCTCTGATGCTGACATAATGGCTTTTGGTGCTGATAATTTCGGCATCCGGGATGTTGATATTGATCGTGTTGAATACCGCCTGTATCAGAAAGATAAATATAAAAAGCCAATGTTCAATGTGATTTACCGCCATGGCATTAATGGTAAGGATTACCGGGAAATGCTATTCCCGGAAAACAGTGATTACACCTATAAGCTTTTCTGCGATTGGTGGAGAAATCACCTAGATTCCGAATCGCCCTATGCTGGTGAGATGCCTAAGACCGTGGCGGAAGCCGTGAGTATTGCTGATCTGGCATTGAAAATTCCTTCAAAAATTAAAATCATGCCCGATCCGTCTACGAATAATCAATACATGAAAGTTTTAAGTATCGTTGAATGGAAAGAATCACAACACAGAAAGCCCGTGTCAGTATAAAGGAGAAATAAATGAATCACGATAGATATAAATACAAATA